AAATCTCCTATACCATTTTCATCTGAATTACCTTGTGCAGTTACATTTCCACCAAAAGTTCCATCTTGTCCAAAATTAAAATTTAATGAATCTGAACTAGCTTGTAAATGATAAGCAGGTAACATAAATTCATTTGTAGTTACTGTTGTAACATTATTGCTACCTGCAGCAGGGTCACCACTTATAGACCATGTGCCATTTACGCCATGCCATACTTTGCCTGAATCTGGGTCAAATGCCCACATCACTATATCTCCAGTACTCGGATTTTCAGCACTAGTTTCAACAGTTACATCTTCTAATCTTATCTGGGCAGTTCCATGAGGTTGGCTTACTTGAACACCAGTCATAGCAGTAGATAAAGAACCATAAGTGTCAAGAGCAGTATTTTCACTTAACAAACCACTACCATTTCTACCATTTCCAGACATAGCTGCTACTCTCACTTCAAAATAAGTTTTCATGTGACAAGCATGAGTTGCTGTGCCAACTCTATAAGTTGCTGCACCCCCACTTCCACTACCAGTTACAGTCAACATACCATCAGAAAAACTAGTTGTTTGGTATTGTGTAATGTCTTGATTTAATATAGCAAAATTAGTTGTTGGATTGTCTAAATATCTATCTTTTGCTGCAAAATTAGTTGTTGACCAATCGTTGTTATTACCTGATACATCATTACCTAATGCACTAGAATCAGCAAAATCTAAATGCCACCCAGTAGTTCCGTAACTTACACTTGGCTCTATAGGAATCCAAATACCTTCTTTAAATTCACCAAAATCTGATGCTGCATAAGCATATCCATCAGTAAAGTGCATTTCTGAAAACAAACAGTAGGTTGGGTATCTCCATCTTGCTGCTTCGTGAAACAAAACTTGTCCTAAACTACTGTTTATATATCCATTACTATCGTCTTGGCTTGGATAACTTGTTGTTTTAAAATCAGTTACTCTCGTGCCATTTAGATAAAATATAATTCTATCTGAGTCTGTGCTTTGAGCAGTATCTTTAACAACAACAAGATGAGTCCAACTAGAATTATCTCTTATTAGAGGTGAAGATTGTACATTAAAATCTAATGTGCCATTTCTATATTGATAAAAATAAATTCTTCCATCACTTAAATTTAAATACTCAATGTCAGCACCACCTGCATGACCACTGCCTGCTGATGACCATATATGTCCACCAAAACTTAATCCTCTTGGCTTTATCCAACATGAAAGTGTCCATTTTTTTACATCACCTGCACCAACACTATCAGTCATGTATTCATTGCCATTAGTGCCTATAGAATAATTAAGGTCGTGTCCATAAAATTCAGAACCTGTTTTTGCAAACCAAAATGAATTTGAACCAGTCATCTTACCTCTTATGCTTCTGCAAATGCAAGTTGAGCAGCACCAAGATGAATTTTACCATCTGCCTGTACAAAGTATGGTACAATGTCAATAGCACTTGCTGTCGTTGTCAGAGTTATTGAAGTACCCCCCGCAACAAAATATTGGTCTGCTGCGTGAGATAGTGTTCTACTCCCTGTTCCATCTTGTATAAATACAAATATACCAGATTGTCCTGCAACCTCATCTCCGGGGTCAGTCAATACTAAATTACCTGTTAATGTCCAAATAAAATTTGTGTACTGTGAAAAATCAGGAGCAGTGCTTCCACTAACATTTGTATTAGTGTTTGTGTTAGGTACGTTACCTGCATCAAATGTTATGGCAGTTCCAGTTCCTGCATCCGATGCAATACTGTCTAATGCAATGCTTCCTACGTTAGTTATGTTTGCATCGTTAAAACTCGTTGCTCCAAATGTATTACTTGCTGCAGTAGAAGTTATACCATTGGCGGCGGTAATTCCCCCACCGTCTGCAATCGTTATAGCATTATCTCCGTCAGTAAATCCTATGTTCGCAGTTTGTACTTCCCCACCAACTTTTAAATCGCCCGATACATCTACTCTTGTAGACGCATTTAAGTCAATAATTGCTTCACCATCTATTCTTAACGTTCCGTCTGTAGATTGTTGTATAAATGATGCAGTATCACCAAATGTAAGTTTGTTTGTGCTGTTTAATGTAAGTCCAGTGCCGTCTGTGTGAGTAAGAGTTGTGTCAGCATCCGCACCAAATTTAAGAACAGAACTATCGGTGGTAAGACTTAAATCACCCCCTGAACTTAAAGCCAACTTTTCTGCAGCGGCTTCACTTGCACCTGTTTTAAAACTTAATTTAGTAGCGTTGTTTGATGCACTAAAATCACCTTCAGATACTGCTTCAATTCCTGCGGCCACTAATATAGCATCAGTGCCTGCACCTTCGTCAGGTGCTTTAAAGAATATTGAACCTAGTACATCATCTGCTGCAATATCATTATCACCTGCGTGGAATGAAAGACTTGGTTCTTTTCCGTCTCCTGTGCCTACATGTTTAAGTATTAATCCATCATCTGCAACGTGGGTTAAAGTTATTTCTTGGTCGTTACCAAAGAATATAGTTCCACCGTCTGCAAGATACAAGTCTGAAAATTCTGCAGAAGCAGAACCAAGTGTTGCACCATCTGCACTAGCAGGTACGATAGATGTGCCTACTGTTGCAGTGTTAATGACAGGACTTGTTAATGTTTTATTTGTTAATGTGTCTGTAGATACAAGAGATACAAGAGTTGAACTTGAACCTGCAGGTAATAACATGGTGTTAGTAACTGCGGCACTGTGGGGTTGAGATGCCAGAGTTTGCCCGTGACTGTTACTTTCACAATTAAAAACTATTCTACCAGAATTTGTATTTCCCCGTACAACAACTGTTCCCGTGCCATTTGGAGCTAAATCAATAGTGGCGTTAGATGTGGTAACAATATCATTGCCATTCATATCTAAGTCGCCGCCTAATTGCGGAGAAGTATCTTCTACAACATTAGATATAGCACCAGATGTCGCAAGTCCTGCTACAATTGCACTTCGTTGTATTTTTTTAAGACCACCACCCGATGTGTCTACTGCTAAAAATACGTCATCATTTGCAACAGTTGATATTTCAGATAAATCACCTACTGCTGTAGGATTAAAGTTTGTACCATCTGCTATAAGTAAATGACCTGAAGTATTTGTTCCCATAACTAAATCATCACCTGTTATGGTCAAATCACCACCTACAACAACATCTCCATTAAATGTTGCTTTACCTGCAAGAGCCATATCAATGTCAAGAGCAGTAATTGCACTAGCACCGTCTGTTCCTTTTATTGCAAAGTTTTTATCTGCTACACTTACAGTAAGTTCAACATCACTAGAGTTGTTTGCAATGTCAAGTATAGATGTGCCATCATCTTTAAAAGTTATGTTTGCACCACCTGCATCAAGTATAATATCTCCAGATGAATCTAATGTAATATCTGTGCCATCGTTTGTAATAGTATCAAGAGCAAGAGAACCTACATTACTAATATTAGAATCACTAAAATCAATAGTTCCTGTAACATCTAAGTTACCACCTACACTTAAATTACCTGATACATCAACCGCACCATTTATATCTACTGTTGTGGCCGCAATCTGTATTTCTGTGTCTGCAACAAGGTCAAGTTGTCCGTCTGTGCTTGAATTGATATATATTGCTGTGTCTCTGAATTGTATCTTTTCTGTAGATGCAATAAGTATGTCATCACTAAATTCAAAGTAATCTTCATCTTCCATCCACTTCAAGACACCATCATTTGATTCTCCGTCAAATGTAATCGTTATATCTGTGCCTGATGTTGCTGCTCCAAATGTAAGTGTGTTACCAAGTAGTTTAGTAATAGGACCTCCTTCATTGGCTGTGCCATCGTGGGTGTGTCCTGTGCTTGCTTGAAAAGCTGCTAATAATTGATCAAACTCGTCATTGGTATGTGCGGCGGTAATTGTATCGCCGTCTTCATACGTAGACTGTCTTGTGTATGTTGCCCCCATTTACCTTCTTGCTCCTAACTGATATTCTAATTGAAAACCTTTTAACGAATAAGGTGCTGTGCTATTTGCACCGTCTTCTACTCGCAGTGCCACTGCAAACCCAGACCCTTCCACAGACTTTCTAACGATAGGCTGTGTAGGTCCTCCATAAGAGGTTGTGCCGTAAACGCCTGATCCGTATATGCCTGCAACGTTTAAACTGTCTAGTGCGTAGGCTGCAGGTCGTGTTGAATCTTGAGATTCGTAGTCGTATCTTACAAATAAATCTGCATCGATTGTAGATTCAGGTGCATAGTTAATATTCACTCTTTGCATGTGTTTACGTATTCCGGGGTCATTAAATGTAAGATCTGGACTTCTATACTTTGCTCTTATGAGGTCTCCGTCAAACGTATCACCTTGATCTTGTCTATATATAATCCCGTCAAAGCTACCGTGCAAAGGTATTACATCGCCCTCGTTTATTATTGTATCGGCACATGCAGGTCGTATACCTCTTAATTTTGCAAACTCAAATGTTTGTCCTTTCATCACACAAATAATACCAATTGTACTTTTTTCGCCCCCACCTTCTTTTGAAAAGAAAATACGGTATTGTGTTTTGTCAGGTATAACAAGAGATGTAAAAGATCCTGAATCAGCTATATTTGCTTGAAACAAACTTTGTACGTTGGAACTTATAGTTCCCAATTCAACGTCACCGATACGGGCAGTTCCTGCCACCGTACGCAACCCGTCAGGACCAAGAAAAATAAGATCACCTGCAAATTCTTGAATAGTGTCACCATTTATACATCCTATGTTTCTAGTTACAGGTTTT